GAGCAGCACCTGGCGGGCGGCCTCGATCGACTTGAAGTGCAGGGTGATGGCGATCACAGTGAACTCCTTCAGGCTTCGGTGATGGGGTTGATCAACGCGGTGCGACGGCCGGGGGCCTCGTTGTTCCACGCGCAGGCGGCAGCGTTGCGCTCGACTTCGGTGTCGAACTCCGCGTAGCTGTGGAAGTTCAGGCCGGTGAACTTGACAAGACCCCACTTGCCGGTGTTGCGGGTCTTGAGGGCGTGCTCCTCCGCGGCCTTGGCGTTGTTGCGGATGATGACTTCGAGGTCTTGCATTTTGCTTCCTTTCAAGGGTTTAGCAGTTGGTGGGACAAGAGTATAGCACGTGCTACACGATGGGGGAAAACTTTTACGGCCGCCACACGAACAGGTCGAGCAGGGCGACCCCGACGCAAGCAGCCAGGAAGGCGACGCGCCAGGCGCGGTCGAAGAAGGTCATGCCCTCGCCGTTGAACTCAAAGATGTCGTGGCGCATGGTGTTCTCCTTGGATCAAGCGGCGATGGTCTCAGACAGGCGGCGGCCGTCGAGCAGCAGGAAGAACTCGGCCTTGAACGGGCCCCACTCAGCAGAACGGGGGCCGATCAGGGATCCAGCGCCGGTGAGCTCGCGGTAGACGGCGATGCAGTCCTGGTCGAGCTCTTCGGCCACGCGGCGCAGTAGTTGCAGGAAGATGAAGGGGCTGGAGTTCTTGCTGATCACCTCGGCCACGAGCGTTGGCTCGGTGTCGGACTCAAGCACAGCGTCGCGCACGATCAAGAACTCGTTGGCGGCCAGGGTTTGGCGGGCCTGCTCGGCGGTGATGGCGCCGCCGCTGGCGCGGTTCAGGCCGATGTTGAGGATGAGTTTGGCTTCCATGTCTTGCTCCTTCAGGTTTGGTGTTGCGATGGGCGTATTGTAGCACATGCTAAAACGTCGATGTCAATACCCCACTGCGGTGTGGGGGTTTTCAAAGGGCAGCCGCAGGCGGGTTGTCCATCTCGGCGATCAGCTTGCGGGCCAAAGTATCGTTGTCTTCCACCCGGTCGATGAGGTCCAGCCAATAGCAGACGGTGTCGCCGGCTTTGATCAGATGCGCGTCCACCAGCGCCTCGAGATACCCCGTGATGTAACGGGAGTTGCGCTTGTAGGGGTATAGCAAATAGTCCCGCAGTGTGCGGCGGAAATATGACGGCGCATCGGCGAGCCGGCTGTGAAACTCATTCATGTCTTCCATGTCTTGCCCCTCAGTCGTAGTGCCTGAACGTCGCACCCTTGAAGCACCGCCGCGCTTCGGCCCACCGGCGCATCACAGAAGCGGAGGCGAATTGGACAAGGGTCGCCGCGCCATCCTCCCATTCGACGCCAAGCGCGAGGTCGGCGTGAAACAGCTTCACGACCTTGACAGGCGTGTGGCGGCTGTATTCGAGGATGCCGCGGAGGCTGCTGGACGTCTTCACGATGCGGCCATCTTCGTCATAGATCTCGCAGTAGGCCATGTCTTGCTCCTTCAGGTTTGGTGTTGCGATGGTCGCATTGTAGCACATGCTAAAACGCCCTTGTCAACACCCGACCTTGGCGTGGGGTTTTTACCACCGCCGCTTGTCACCTACTGCTGCAATAGCTGTACGTTCTGCTAGAATGGCGTCCATGAAGACCATCACACCTATGCGCCAGTGGATGGCAGCCGCCACTGTCGAAGAGCAAGAGCTGCTTGCCCAGCGCGTCGGCACCTCGCGGGGGATGCTGTACCAGCTGGCCTCGGGCCACCGCAGCGCCTCGGCCGAGCGGGCCCAGGCCATCGAACGCGAGACCCGGCGCATGGCCCGGGCCAGCAAAGGGCGGCTCCCTGTCGTCTACCGCACCGACCTCTGCGAAGCCTGCCGGTCCTGCGACTTCGCGCACCGCTGTCTTGGCGAGAAGGCGGTCGCGTCCGAGTTCCCGATCGTCGACGCTCGCCAGCTGGAGCTCGGGCTGTGATTGGCACCCTGCGCTCCGGCATGCTCGTGCGCCTGCCCGGCGGCAACATCGTGCGCCTGGTGCGCCGCGAACGCGCCGAATGGGTCTGCGAATACACCGAGCGCGCCCGTGCGCGCGGCGAGGTTCTGTTCACCGGCGCCTTCCTGCGCAAGCACGGCCTCCTGGTCTGACGGCGTTGCAGTTTGGGCGAACGGGGCTATACTTCGTTCTGCCAACCTTGTTTTTGATCCGTGTGCCTCTGGGTGGGTGCAGGACGGTCCCCGTACACGGCGGGGGAAGGTTGGCGCTTTCAACCGTCCTGCACCCACCCAGTGGCCTTTTTGGAAAGCGCCAGATGAAGACCATCATCCCCGCCCAGCCTGGCTTTTTCGCCGTCTACCCGGACGGCGGAATAGAGCCGATCATCGCCTGGGGAATCACCTACAGCCGCGACACTTGCGGCTTCGATGTTTGGCCGATCACGCCTGCCGGCGATGCCGGCGATGACCACGAGGTCAATTACATCCCCCCGGCGGCTTCTCCGCTGTGGACTTGCAAACGGGGGGCCAAATGAGCGACACCATCAGCATCCTGCGCCATCCCGTGGCGCTCATGGCGAAGACCTGGAAGTCTGACGGCACGATAGCCCCCTACGGTGAGGCGAAGTACTTCACGCTGGAGGAGCGCCAGGTCAACGGCCTGGCCGAGCTGTCGGAGCTGCTCACCGAGCTGCAGGGGCGGCCCAAGGCGTGCATCATCCGCGGCAAGTACGTGGGCGATGCGCTGGCGCGCGAGCGCGACCCGGCGGGGTTCCAGCCCGGCAAGGTGCGACGGGCTCTGGACTACTTCGACGACCAGCCCCTGCACGCCGTGCTGATCGACGTGGACGGGTTCGAGCCGCTGTGCTCTGACGCGCTGACGGACCCGCGCGGGGCTATCGACGAGTTCGTGTTCACGATGCTGCCCGAGCCGTTCCGTGCGGCGGGCTACCACTGGCAGCTCTCCAACAGTGCGGGCCACCCAAGCAAGGGCTCGGAGCTGCGCGCGCATCTGTGGTTCTGGCTGGCGAAGCCGCTCACATCGGCGCAGCTCAGGGCCTGGGCCAAGGCCACCGGCTTGAAAGCTGACCTGGCGCTGTTCAACCCGGTGCAGGTGCACTACACCGCCTCGCCGGTGTTCGAGCCGGGGCAGGTCGACCCGTATGCCGAGCGCTCGGGGCTCGTGCATGGGCTGTTCGGCGACGAGGTCGTGCTCGAGATCGACGAGGCGCTGCTGGCGCAGGCCACGAGCAGCGGCGGCCGCGGGGCGCGCCTGCGCGAGGTTGTGAGCGAAGATCCGATCGCCCAGGCGCTCTACGACCAGGGCCTGGTGAAGTCGCAGCGGCCGGACGGCGCGCTCAACATCGCGTGCCCGTTCGAGGATGAGCACAGCACCAAGTCCGGCGAGAGCTCTACGGTCTACTTCCCGCCCAACACCGGGGGCTACGCGGTCGGGCACTTCAAGTGTCTGCACGCGTCGTGTGCCGACCGTACTCGTGGCATGTTCCTCGCCCGCCTGGGTGTGGACGAGGTGATCAACGACTTCGAGGATGTCAGCACCGAGCCGGTGGCGGACTCGGACGCGGGCGAGGCGCCGAAGGCTTCGCGCAAGCGCAAGAACGTCCCAGAGGCGCGGCACCTGACCACAGACCAGGCCAACGCCGGGCGCATCGTCGACAAGTTCGGCAAGCGCCTGATCGTGGTCGCCGGCCAGTGGTACGCGTGGACAGGCATGCGCTGGGAGCGGGACGAGGGCGAGGTGTACCGGTGCGCCTGCAGGCTGTCCAAGATCATCCACGCCGAGGCCGATGGGTGGCGCGCTAAGCCGGCCACGGCCGGGGAGGAGGCGGAGCGCAATCAGGCCGTGGCCGAGGCGCTCGAGAAATGGGCCAAGAAGTCGGAGATGAAGAGCACCATCGACGCGGCCGTGGGGTTGGCTAAGAAGATGCTGGCCGTAGACGAGGATCAGATCGACCGCAACCCGTGGCTGCTCAACTGCATCAACGGCACGGTGGACCTGCGCACGGGCGAGCTCAAGCCGCACGACCCCACGGACTTCATCACCAAACTGGCGCCGGTGGCCTACGACCCGACGGTGCGCTCGAAGGTTTGGGATGACGTAGTGGCGCGGGTCACCCTCGAGGAAGGCCTTACGACGCGGCCGCTGGCGCGATTCCTGCAGCGCTGGTTCGGCTACTGCGCCACGGGCAGCACGCGCGAGCAGGCGTTCGTCGTGCACTACGGCCAGGGCAGCAACGGCAAGAGCACGATCCTGGACACCATCGCGGACGTGCTGGGGGACTACGCCGCCGTGGCGGCGCCGGGGCTGCTGGTAGGCGGCGGCAACGACAGGCACCCCACGGAGATCGCGGACCTGTTCGGCCGGCGCATGGTCACCGCGCACGAGACAGGGGAGGGCGGCCACCTCAAGGAGGACACCGTCAAGCAGCTGACGGGATCCGACAAGGTCAAGGCCCGGTTCATGCGCGCCGACTTCTTCGAGTTCGAGCCGACCCACAAGCTGCAGCTGCTGACCAACTACAAGCCGATCATCAAGGGCCAAGACAATGGCATTTGGCGCCGCGTCTTGCTGGTGCCCTATCTGGCGCGGTTTGGCAGCCCTGAAGAGGTCGCCGCCGGGTGGGCGCACTTCGTGAAGGACTCCCGCGTCGCAGAACGCTTGAAAGCCGAGCTACAGGGCGTGCTGACCTGGATCGTCGAGGGCGCCCGCGC